ATAAGTTGCAGCGTTAGCAGAACTACTGGTATAACAAAGAAATACCAGATAGGATCGCCGCTCATGTGTTCATTACCTCTTTAAGCAAGTTGTTTATCTGGTTGATGTAATAAGTATAATGAACCTCGTCATAAGCCAAGGCTAAACCTTCTATAAGTCGCTGCTTATTAGCCATATTCATGGCATCCACTTCAATACTTATACGCTGAGCGATCAATTGTATTCTAAGTTGCTGAGTGTGCATGTATATAACTCCAATTATTTAATGATTATGACTACATTGACAATGAAAATATCCGTAGAATATTCGCATATTTATTGCATGCCAAGGAGCCACTCGATTACTGGATCAATCTCTATACCTATACATATAATAGCGAGCAATCCTAAGAACCTCAAGGCCGTACGTGACCATTTGAGTAGCCGGTGGCTTAGAAAGTTATTTTGCCTAAGCTTATGATTCCGAAGCATTTTTAATCCATTCCTCTGTGCATACGTGTATGGATGTATATAATTTTGATGATTATATGATCGGAGTTCGGTATATATATATACTATATACAAGGCTTTATTATTATATTGGATCAAATCATTATATCTTTTTTAATAATATAATAGACAAAAGTGACTAGTGTACGAATGTATATTATAGGCTTAGCTCACTTGTAGTCATTTAGGTTAGCAACAAGAGTAGTCTCAGCAAGATATCTATAAGTAACAGGTGAGCCTCCTATACTAGCTATTCTAGCATACTCGTTAACTCTTAGCTCACCGTCAAGGTCTAAGTGTTGCTTTAGATTTGCAGCAGCATGGTAGACGTCACTGGCGGTATCAAAGTAGACTTTGTCTTCGAATGTTAGTATGCAAGGCATAAGATAATCCTTAGCTTGAGGTCTAGAGCTTTGATGCTCAGGACCTGTTATGTACGGTCTCCTGTGGACTCCGTGGTCAAGTCTTAAATTAGGCCCTGATGAACATATAGGCCCGAGTTTAAAACTTGACCACGGCTATCACATCAGGCCAGATCTTGGATAGATGAAACAAGTCCGTCAAATAATTCAGACGGTCCTAAGGCAAGAGCCATTTGTTTAACAGTAGTGTAATCAACACCATAAGTATCAGACAACTGACGTAGCCACTCAGGGACGGTCTTGCAGTCATTATTAGCTAAGCCTTCTGAGATATACTTAAGGTTCTGTAAAGTAGACATAACTGTGCTCCATAGCATAAGGGCTCACCATTACAGCAAGCCCTTCATCAAGTTAGATGTTGTCTTTGTCCATGTCATCTGATACTAAATCAGCATTGACGTCGTCGTCTTCTGCTATAACGGTGTCTACAGCTGGAGCATCAAACATTGCTTCATCAGCGGACTCATAACCGTGACCATCAGCCCGTGGTTCAACAAGCTTAGCTTTTTCAGCAATTTCTGCTTGCTTAGCTGTAATATCCGCAACAGCAAGCTCGCCTGATGCCACTGCTGTAAGAATCAGAGCTTCTTCTGCTTTCTTGTTTCTCTGCTGCTTTGTCCACATGCTCACGCCTTGCTTGCACATTGTGTTCAAGCTAGTTGCAGTGCCTTTCTTAGAACCGTATTCAGCTTTACTGACTAGTTCCCACATTTTGTGATAGTAGCAGTAGATTGCAATCACATTGCCTTCATCATCTTTAACAAAAGTGCTAGATTGTCCGCTAGCATTGTTCTTCCGCTGCATCATCTCAATCAGCTGCGGCAAAATTGTGTTCACTTTCTTAGCTTTATTAGCTTCAAGAAACACAGCAAGCTCTTCATACTGCTTTTTAACGTTCATAGTAGCCTCCAACGGCTCAGTAGCAAGTGCAAGATGCACTCCAGTAAAACTCTATAGTATCACAGAATTTTACTAGTGTACAACTATTTATTGACTTTCAATCATTACTAAAATTTCAGCATTTAATAGTTCACTGTTGTATATAAATGCTTGCCTGAACAATTCATGTTGTCTATCATGATTGCTTGCTTTAAAGTAATCAATAAACACAGCACAAAATTCAATCATTTGATCAGAATAATACAAAGTATCTAGTTCATCTAGTATAGCAATTATATCAGTGTTCATATCACTTTCCTTTAGTTTGTCAAGTCAGTAAGTACATATTAAGTCTTTGTTCCACTGTTGTACACTTTTATTTCAATTATTTTCAGATTCTTTTTGTCTCAATCAATGAGATAACAGTACACTGTTTTTTGTGATTTGTTAAATAATCTTTTGGAATATGCTTATGCTATTTTGCTATGGTCTTCTATTAATAGCGTGTGCGCGGGCGCGAATATCATGAATTCAGGACAAAGTAAACAATTATTTGAATTATTTTTTCTTACACTACTTTCACTTGAATGTACAATACTTCTTTGGAATATGCTTATGCTATTTAGTTATGAAAGTCACTACTACAGTTAGAAAGGAATGTACAATACTTTTTTGGAATATGCTTATGCTATTTGACTATGGCATGACTCATGAGTCCATGTGACAGTACAATACTTTTTTGGAATAAGCTTATGCTGCTTGGCAATAAGACTGGTATCATGAATTGCTGTGAAAGTAAACTATGCTTTGGTGTGGTTTACTTTTGAGTTTGATTGTGGTAGGAAATTGTTGGTTGATAAATGGCCGGCGGGGTGGGCTAGGGACAGTCTGGCCGGTACTTGCTCTTAGAAAATGCCCAAATCCTACTTGCACCATAAAAGCGTGTTAATAAATTTATATAGAGTGCTATGTGTGTACGACGTTCCCAAATCCTACTTGCACCGTAAAAGCGCGTTAATAAATTTATATAGAGTGCTATGTATGTTCATGTATTGTTCAAATCACCGTCTTTATCCCAGCATAGACTAGCATACTTAGTCCAAAACCAAAGGTTTGAGACAATTTATATAAAAGCCACGCTAGCGCTCTTGAATTCCGTGCGTAGCCAATATGTCGGAATCTGTGCTGTGTTACTTAGCTAGATAGCAAAGCCTCCGCCACTTGAACGCTGACTGTAGAATGTTTCCATTTTAGATTGATGTTGTTCAGCTGTTTCAATTGTGTTGCTAGCTAACTGACGTAGCACATCTGCCCCGTGAGAGTATTCATCATGCAACGGTGTGCGCTTCCAAGCCTGAAGTTTGTCGTCCCATTCTTTAGAGTAGTTAAAGAAGCAATCAATTGTGTACTTGCAAGAAGCATCAACAAAGAGGTTAGGGATTATACGACGAACTGCTTCAATACCGTTCTCAATTGAAGCTTTAGGTAGCACGTCAATACGCCAGTCTAGCTCTTCTGCTTTCTTGTACTCAAGTACCATCTCATATCTAGTCTTAGCTGTACCGTTACGTCGGCTAGCACCGAGCTCGCGAACTTTAATGTCATGTGGGAATCTCACAGCTCGCACATCAAACTTGGAGTCTTTGATATGGTCAAGGTAGTGGCCCATGGCATAACCATTATTCCAGTACTCGCCAACAATGCGCCATTTGCCGCGATACCACTGTACAAATAGAAGTACAAAGTAATCATCGACACCCAGGTCAACGTAAACATCTGTAGGTAGGTTTGGATCGTATAAGTCGCGTTGAACTCCGCCCTTGCGAACAACTTCTTCATTAAACTGGCGCGCGTAAAACGTTCCATCTTTACTGGCAGTAAATGCTTCTTCTGGCGTTCCGGGATACTCTTGTTGCAAATCTCCGCCCAACTCGCGGCGCTGAGCGACCCAGAAATTCTTTTGGTCTTTACTTAGCTTACGCTCTGTTTTGAACTCTAGCTGTTTAAAGTACTCAGCTGCTTCGTCGTCAATAGCTTGGTCAATATCAAGTACACAATCAGGATCATCAATCCACGAAAGAAATACAGGATAAAAGTCTTTAGGTGCAAGTTGGCCAGACTCAAGAGCTAGTACTGAATCATCCCAGATTGTCTTAAACATGTTTTTGCCTTCAGCAGTGCTCTCTATTACACCGGTGTTGCCGCGTGCAAGTGCTTGGAGCGTACCTGTCTTTACTTCTTTAGCTCTCTTAGGTGAATTGTTAGCTATCTTACCCATCTCCGAAATATGAAGTCGCTGTAACGTTGTAGATCGGAAAGACACACGAATAAATATAGTAGAACCATTGTTAAACGAGAATTCTTTAGTGTTATCTTTTTCAAGAACTGCAGTACTGTAAGCTTTAACATTACTATCTAAAGTATCCCACAGGAATTTAGCGCGTTCAAGTAATGTAGAAGCCTCATCTGTGCCTTGTGCCATTAGACCAATGTTCATAAACGGCGCCCACACAGCGTCATCAAAGTAACTAATAAGCCAAAATGTAGATATTCCTTGCTGTCTAGACTTGAGTATGATAATACGTGGGTGTTTACGTGTAGCTGCATAAACTATATGTTGTGCATAGTTCATCCTAAAAGTTACAGGTGCACCATACTTATCAATTATTGTATAAAGATTGTTTATACGCCATAGTTTGTTACTTAAATAGCGTCGTTCAAAGTCTTCAGTTGAAGTGCCTAGCGGCGGAGCGCAGCTAAAAAAGTCATAATGACCAACTAAGTCAGGATAAAGTTCGTTAAATTGCTCTTTGGTTATACTTAGCACGATTTTTATCCTTTACTGTTTTTAAGCTGTGATTACGCGGAGATAACCATTGACAATTTTCTTTACAATAGTTACCATTAGTATTAATTCTATCTAAGTGTGCGCCTACAAAATACGTATCGCACATGTCTAATTTAAACTGCTCGTAACTGTTCCAATTTTCACAGCATACTATGCCTTTGTCAATATAATCTTGTAACTTAGAGCATCTTACACGTAAATTTGTCCAAGCTCTATGCAAAGGCTGTTTTGATTCACCGTGTCGAGTTGTAGATAAAGCAGCAAGCTTTTGATTTTTAGCGCTTTTTTTTGAACCACAAGGTTGACAATATTTTGTACTGCCTTGGGCTACATTATTATACATAGCCGTTCTAGTATTTCCACACTTGCACTGCCAAAGATATATTGCAAGTGAAGGTTTAGAAGTTCCAGATACGTATGCTAAGCAAACTAAATTATTAAAACTTACACCTACATATTTATCATATTTACTCATTTAATCTCCAGGAGTGTCAGATAAAAATTGGTTGTATTTAGGTGTATCACTACCAGGGTAATTGTTTTGCACGTTGACTTGCGTCATATTTTTATTGATAAACGAAGTCTGCAGCTTACACAATATATCAGTAATAACTTCTAGCTCAGATACATGTTCAATGCTAAGCAGCAACGTCCGTGCGCGCGTATTTATTTGTTGTGCCGTAGTTTGAAACTCGGCGCTAAGATGTTCAAGCCCTTTTAGCTTTTCAGTGAACTCACCAAGTGCTTCTTCTGCACCTGGCAACTCACTTAGCTTGTTAGCTACTTCACTAAGGATAACATTGTCCATGTTAACAAGCTGGT